TTTAACTCGACTTCAAGTTTCAGACGAGCTGCACCTGGAGCTGCATAATTGTATGCACCACTTGCTGGATCTAATAGCGTTTCGTCATTTACTTCTGTAATGATAGATTCTGCTACATCGTAACCAACTCTAGCTGATCCTGATGATGAGTATTTACTGATAACAACAGTTTGAGCAGGAACGCGAATAAAATGATCTTTTGCGTAAATAACGCCTGATTCAAAAGCAGCAGCAGCTCCATAACCAGTAGCACCACCCAAAGCAGAAGTGATTGTGTTGCAAGTTAGAGCAGCATTCGTAACATCTGTGAGTACTTCATTGTTGGCAAAATACTTATAACCCGTAGAAGTATTAGCAGCTGTATACTTAACGAAGAGAGTTTTGAAATTAGGCGTATTCGCTTCTGAGCCTTCGTTCGTATTGATAACAAGAGCACGAACACCAGATGTTGTGCCTTTGAGTGTTTTGTTTAAGAAAGAAGCAACATTTACAGTTAGACCTGTTGAAGAATTCTTATTACGAATTTTCACATAATTGTAGTACACGTCATAAGACATGTCCATACCTTTTACAGTAGAACCTTCCTTAAACATATGTTCTGCAAAACGATCAATCTGATTCTGCAGAATAGTCTGCATCTGCGTTAGCTCGCGAGCCTGAACAGCTAATCCTGGACGGAAAAGAATTCTATGGAAATTTTTTGTTTCATCGAAATCATCGTAATATGGTGCTACGTTGAAATTCGTAGAAAGTGTTACTGAATTAGCTTCTGACGCCATGATACCTTCCGATTAATAACTTATTGTGATTTTGTAATCTTCTGACTGAGCAGGCGATCTAAACACAGGATCTCTTATTTCAGTATATATGATAGCACCAGTGAATGGTTTTAGAGCTGGCTTAGTGACTGTGACAACGTTGGCAGAAATTCCAGAAGTTTGTCCAACAACTAATTCGTTTGTTTGAAATCCTAAACCGATTCCATTTGTTGTTACTCTAATCATCTTAAGAGTGCCTTGTGTTCTCGTCGAATTCGTATTTGCGAAATACACAAGACGCCCTTTAGCTCCGCTTTTTTGTCCGACAATAATTTCATCGCCAGTAAAATCACCAGTCGCAAAGTTCACTCTGATTCTTGTTGTCTGATCAATGACAGAACTGTTAGCATAAGAACCATTCGCTAAGATAGGATCTTTCACAATACCAATAATACGGAAATCGTTATTTGTTGGGAATGTATTAGATTCCGAACCAGTTGTCTTAATGTTCATCATAACAGCTGTGCCATATAATTCATCAACTGGATCTGAACCATGACCACCTATAGGTGAAATTATAGCTCTTGCTGTAGCACCAAATCCTGTTTTCGCTGAAATCGTAACATTAGCACTAGAGTAAGAACGACCCTGCTGAATTATTTTAACATAACGAACCTGACCACCTTGCGTGTTTGATACATACGCAGTCGCGCGTGAAGTGATTGTTCCACCAGAATCACCTCTTAAAGTCACTAAGGGAGAAATAACATATCTACTAGTAGTGTCTGGTGTAGTAGAAAATGCAGAATTAACAACAACCATGTTATTCGCTGCATGATATCTTGTAATTTGCTTGTACTCGCCTGCTGCTGGCCCTTCGCTAATAAACAAACCAGAACCTACCCATTCACCGTCCGGTTTCAATGAAACGCTTCTTAAAGTAAATGCTACGGCATTTGTTACTGAACTAAACAATCCGTTTGTAGAAAAATATCCTGAACCATTTGCAACAACTTTGATGTGATGAATAGCACCATTCGCTGCACTAGTTTGAACAGTCCACTGAGCAGATCCATCCGATTCTTTAAGCGTTTTTACAGGTATGTAGTCGGCAGAACGAAATTTTAGTATTTCGCCAGCTGAAATGGTGTACATGTATTTCCAACGATAACCATCAGCAGTATTGATGATCGCAGATGGATCAGTACCTGTGGGTTTTACTGTCGAATTCGCACCGCGATTATGGTCGATACATTTATAGACATTGTTTTCAGGATCTGTAAGTGTGTAGAATTCTTTAGAATAAAGCCCTTCATCTTGATCATCATATTTATCATAATAGTGATTAGTAGACCAATTATATCGATGAATCACATGGGAAACATCAGAAGTTTGAACCTTTTTTAAAGCAATCATATTACGCCAAAGATCGTAATATGTGTTCTGATAACTATCTTCCACAGCAGGAGGATTCTGTTCTGAAAAAAGTTTACGCAAATAAGCATTAGCGCCAGTTGTGTTCGAGCCACTAGGTCTTGGCGTAACAATTAATGTTTGTGCAGTAGGTATCGCGTGTACACGAACAACTTGAGCTTGATCAGTGAATCCTACTCTATCACCAATAGCAAGTTCGGATGTAAAGTATGTTCCTCGACCAACAACAGTGTTACTATTTGTTTTTGTTTTTACGGTTCCGGTTAAAGGGATACTATTCGCAAGAGCATAACTCTTAGCGATAAACAAATAGTAACGTGTAGGATTAGATTCACTCACGGATTCAAATGTCTGAATCGCTTGATGAATTTTAAAATGACGAGGAACTAATACTGTCATAAATTAAGCAGAAGCTGTATATGTTACGTTGATAATGTCTCCTGAAGCAACTGTCTTATCACCGCCCGTGAACAAACCAGCAGAATAAAGGACGCCAGAAAAACCACCTTTTTTAGCAGCACCAGCAGTACCAGTATTATTATTGGCTACAAGGAACGTACCCTTTACTGTATCACTACTAGTTATCGAAAACACAGCAGCGCTAGAAGTTGCCTTTGAACCAGATGCCGCAGTAGAAAATGCTGGCTGAGGACGAGCAACCTGAGAATAACCAGTAAATTCGGTCCAACCTGTGTGTGAATTGGCGGTATCACCAGCAGCAACAGCAGAGTAGCTAACTGTACTGATAAGACCTAGAAACACCTTACCTCCAGCAACCGATGAATATGTGTTACTGGCTAGATATGTATTTAGAAGGTGGTTCTTACCTTGTGTAGTCACAAGATTGTCAAATTCATCTTGCCACTTAAGATTACCATGTACGTCGAAGCATTGAGCGACATACTTACCTGTTACATTAACTGATTCCACTTCTTTTGCTCCTCTGATAACAGAAGCGTTTGTTGCTTCTGATGGTGCTATGATTTCTGACATAATGTCTCCTAAGCGTATTTATACTGATTATGGACCCGTGCTGTACCAAATTCTGACGTTTGCTGATGTCGGAACAAAATCCGTGCGAATCGTAAATGCTGTGTTCGAGAAAATCGCGTTGACCTGATAGAGGGGAGATCCGCCGACAGGAACACCAGCTGTTGTAATGATATATAGGTTAGAACCAACACCACCAAGCGAAACGGTACCAGTGTTGGCTTTAAGCGCACCGTTTGCGAATTTCGCGCCAACGGATCCAGAAGTAACAAGACGTGGAGTTCCGTCCAGAGCTCCAACAGGAACACCAGCATAAGGAGCGATTTGAGAACTCGCATATACTGAAATGATATTGTTCGCGTATTGAACAACACCATATACGTCGGACATGATAGCGAATCTTTGTCCTTGATGCGAAGCAGTCGAAGTGATAGATTCTGTTCTAGAAGTGCTAGCAGTAAATGTAGCTGTGTGCGAAGCAGCTGATGTTATTGTTTCTGTGACACCAACGGCACCACCAACTGTAACTGTTTGTGAATCGACTAAGGAAACAGATTCTGTTCTAAAAGTGTTAGCAACAAATGTGCCCGTATGCGCAGCAGTTGAAGTTACAGACTCAGTGATTCTAGTATTTGCAGTAAATGTAGCGGAACGTGCATCATCTGAAGTTACAGATTCACTAATTCGCGTATTAGCAACAAATGTTCCTGTATGCGAAGCGATAGATGTGACAGATTCTGTGACATTCATACCATTAGTGAACGAAGCAGTACCCCTTTCAGTAGATGTTGCTGTAATTGATTCTGTGGCACTTCTACGAACAACAGCTTGTGCTTGATCAATAGTAGTAGGATTAAGAGTAATTTTAGAATCTATAATGTAATCACCAAACATTATCGTTCCAGCAGGATGCAATAATGATTTTACGATTTCTTTATATTTATCTACTGCTTCAGTTAGACGAACAACATAAGAAAATTCTTGATAATAGTAATTGTCTTGTAGTTTATTATTCCAACTCAAAAATCCTTTTGTGTCTATGTAACGACCAGGAAAAACAATAAATCCAGATGGTTTTATAGAAGCCGTCGAATCGAAAGATTTTTTACGAATAGTGTATTTCGTATTGGCTGCTCCGTTCACGCGCGAGCCAGTATAGCTATCTGTTATAGAATCCGTGGTTTTTGTGATATTGGTTATCGAAGCAACACCACTCTTACTGAAATTTGCTCCAGGTTCGTTGATAGTGATTTTTGTTGCTGTTCCTGGTGCTGTGTTTGCTACAACAACACAATTGTTACCTATGATTTTTCCGTATGTGTCAGATATGTTTAGTCGAGTTATTGAATTATCAACAATCGTAACAGTAGGGAGTGTTGTGTATCCATAGCCTGGATTAGTGATAGAAACAGCATTGATACTAAAAATATTAGTCGAGCTGAATTTGAGCGCTGAAACAAGGCGAGTAAATGCGTTAGCAGCAGCTAAACCAATATATGCGTTTGCACCTGTAGAAATAGTCACGGGAGAAGGGAAAACAGCAGCAAATGTCTGAGCAGTAGTTATCGTCGATACTCGTAGTGTATTCGCGCATCCAGGTACACGAACAAGATCACCTATCGCTAGTTGATTAATAAAATTCGTACCTTGACCTACAACATTAAGAGAACCAGAAGTAAGTTTAACAGTTCCTGTCAGTTTTGTTGCTACAGAAGCAGTATTTTGTCCTTTCTGAACGAAAAATCTACCAGCATTGATAGGAATGTTTTTCATAGGTCCTATCAAGTCGGTATTAATGTTTAGACCAGATATAGGTTCAGAACTGAAAGAAGCTATCGAAGCTTCGAATCCAGTACCGTTTCCGCCGCTTATAATAAGTTTGGCGCCGTCTTTCGTATAACCATTACCACCTTTTGCGATTTTTAATGTGACGGCACCTTCGTTTTTAACTTCTGTAATTGTGCCGATAGCTGCTTGTGTTGAACCAGCACCTTCAATACGAACAATATCACCTACAGCGTTATAAGCTCCACCATCTATGACAGATACACTAACAAGAGAACCGGATTGAGCATTAACAGTAACATAACTGCTGGTATTATCTATATCAACGATTCGTTCTCCGTCAGAAAAAATTCCAATGACTTGTTCTATGTTGAGGTCGTATACAGTTAGACCAGAAGCATCTTTACAAATAATGTCTTGAACAAACGCTGTAGCACCAGAAACAAGACCACGAATTCTTTTGCCTTCGAATAGTCTTGGATTAATACTAAAAGGTGCACCAACACGAAGACGAATTTCTCTATACCAGCGACCATCAGAAGCACGAAGCATATCTTCGCCTGGATAATAGAAATCAAGTTCTTTACCATAAAGAGTTCTGAATAGGAAACGATATGATTCTTGAGAACCGCGGCTGCGATAAAATTCACGAATGTGTTTGACTAATAGTCTCTTATCAGCCAAAACGCTACTTGGAATATTGATCATAAATTCTTTGCGAAAATACTCCACAAAAGAATCTACTGTTCTGTCAATATCTATGTTGTTTTGTATAGAACGAGTTTGCTTAACAGCATTTCCGTCCTGTTCCATATACTCAAAGTATGCTTTAAGGAAAGCAACAAACTGTGGACCTTCTTCTCGAACGAACCCAGGAAACTGAGTTTCAATCTGAGAAGAAATTTTTGTGAGCAGTTCGTTTGAGCCTGAAATAGCCATTAGTAATTATACAACTTTACTGTTGGTGTTAATATAGTTGCGGTTTGTCCTACAGTATCAATATTCGTTGACGTTGCTACAACTTTATTCGTAGAATCATCAATAATGTTAACATGGCTTTGAGAAATAAGCAAAATCTGATTACGAATAGGCGCAACGTTAGGATATCTAGGAGCAACAATTATACTAATCGCAGAACCATTATACGCAGAAGGCAGAAAATTATTAATGGTAACGATACCTGTGTTATAATCTACTGTACCCACATTCGTACTTAGATATTCTCTGTTCAAAACAGAAGAACCTGAAATGTAATAAATTCTTACTGTTCCGTAGCCATTATCATCAAAGAAACATTCTTGGTCGCCATACGTGAAGGGAGAAGAAGTTAGAGAACCATACGAAATAGAAGTACCAGCGCCAGCAACATCACCTATTTTTTGAATCGCATTATTAAAAGTTATGATGTAATTGCTAGAGTTTGTTATCGAAGGAACGAACATTTTTTTAATTCTAATGTCAGCAATTGTGCTGACAAAAGAATCATTAGTGTTATCTATGTAGGTTAAGAAACGGGAATATCTAAAATTCTTTGCAAATGTAGAAAGATATTCGTTCTCAAAATATATGATTTTTTGGGATACTTCTGATGCGAGTTCACCAGCAGTTTTTGAAGTCGCAATTTTATTATATCTAACGTCAATGTAAGGAACAATAAACAAATAAGTAGGATCCACTAATTCTACGTCAATAGATTGCACATTGTATTTCTTAACTGCGTTGCGAATTTCGTTCTTACGATTGATCGCAAGAGTTACTCCTGCCTTTGGTTTAGCAGAAACAAACACCTTACCATAGATAGGCGGATCGTTTTCTTCTCCGCCCCAAACACTAATAGCTTGGATATCTGGATTTTCGCGAAGAATTATTCTTTCGTGATCTATAGCCGTCACAGAACGGTTTTGTGTTTCATATAATCTTGGTGCATGGAAACGAACCGATTCGATATCTTCGATATTAGCGCCACCAGAAGCTCTACCGACAGGTTCGATACTGAAAGTCTGACCATCTAAATTAGTAGATGATGCATTGTATGTATTGGCACCGTTTGGTGATTGTCCATTACACACACGATATCCAATAGTTACGACACTAGAAGTCGCTGGCAATTTACCTAGAACACCATCACCAAACGAAATTTTATATTTGTACTCTCTATCTGCTTCAATAAAAAACACTTGACTAGAAGAATTAACAGTAAGGATATCATTTGCAGGGATATATGTTTGAACATTTCCACTTGTTGTGACGCTTACAGTTATGCTTTCTACTTCAACGTTTTCATTAGGCAGAATAAACGAAGTGTTAGAAGTACGATTAAACATATAACGATGTGTGAGAGGTTCACCTTCTACGATGTTAATGTAACCGTTGAATCCATCAGAAGTGTTTGCAGATATCGTGTACGTCTGAGGAGTTACGAACGTATATGCTGATCCGTTAACGGTTGTCGAGAACTTAGTGTTTTTAGGTACAGTGATAGAACGAAATGTGCTATTAGCGATGCTAGTTGGAAAAAACATTTGAATGTTTGCTGTAGCACCGCGAGCTGAAGTTGGCGTATATCCTAGTTTCTTAGCATGAGAAACAACGCTATCATATTTCTGTGCGGTATCGAGGAAAGACTCGTTCATTGCCATATTTGCATAAAAGGCGTTGTAGTATGTGTTGTACGCGAGCAGATCAAGCAAGGTACCTAAAGCTGAGTCAGCAAAATCGTAATCTGTAAATTCTGGTTTGGAAGCGATGTAGTTACGAAGATTCGCACGAATCGTGTCGAAATCTAATCCTGCTACAATAAGATCTGTATTGACAGCCATTATCGAACCTTATTTAAGTTGACGTCCAACTGAAGCTCATTTAGAGTCGTTTGATTTTTAAATCTGATATTGACAATCATACCATTGTTATCTGGATATTCTAAAATGCTTACTGAACTGGTGTCCAATAATGCTCGTGGTTCGTAGTTTTTTATCGCTGTTTCGATCAAGTTTTCATAATCAGATCTGGTAACTGACGTGTGTAAATCGAACAGTCTCTTACGAACGTCTCCTCCGTAATTAGGGCGGAAAGGACGTTCGTAACGATTAGTAAGAATAAGATTTTTAAGGGCTTGCTTTACTGTGTCATCGTCTTTTTTCATCAACAATTTACCAGTTGACGGATGACGTCGAAACTGCAAATCGAAGTCTTTGTTTACGACTTTGGTAAGCGAAGCTGGTAAGCGTCTTTTTTTCATACGTATCCTTTTGATTATTTATTCGTAAAAAACCCTTGACAAACAATAATTATACCGTTATAATATGAAATGTAATCAGGCCGTCATAGTACTAGCTTTATCTGTTTCTTCAATAATAGTCAAAGCTTCTACTACAGTCATTGTAGGTTTTATTCGTGGATATTTCTTAATCAATTCAGGATAACTGTATTGTGTTAGTTTACTGTAATCTACCATAGTCATGAGTTCTTTTGTGTGTTTTTCGATTTTAGCAGACAACTCCATACGTTTCTTTTCTTGAGCTGCGGCGGTTTTATCGTATCCGTATCCACCAGAACCCCAATTAACAGTATTGGAATTCGGTCCTAGTTTTTGTGTTCCTGCCGAAGTTTTCGCAGCTGTATCAGATATCATATTTAGTTGTGGCGCTATAGTTGAAGCGATTCCAATAAATTGTGATAAAGGTTTAGTCAAATCTGAAATAGTTGATCCTGCTGCAGCTTCTGCGAATAGATTCTTTGGACGAACTGGTGGTAATGGATCCGGTGGTTTATTAGTTTTCTGTGGATCTTTTGCGTCTGTAGTAGGCATTTTTCCTGGGATAGGAAGCATCTTCATGATACCTCCAGGCATGAGATTCATGTTAGGGACCATAGAATTAATGTCAAATCCCGCGCCCGCTAATCCAGCAGCTATAGCACCAACACCACCTGCACCTAATGCTTTTGCGGCAACAGCTCCAGTTATTCCTCCTGCGATATTTCCTGCAGCTCCACCGATAGCTTCATTCATAGCAGAACCTAATGAACTTGCTACAGTTCCTGCTATCATTTTTGACGCAAGAGCATTAACATTTATCATAGGAAATTGACTGTGAATAGCAGCCGCCGAAGCGGCAAATGCAACAGGACCTCCAGAAACAGCACTCATCATTCCGGAAACTTGGCTCTGTAGATTCACCACATTCTTAAGAGCATCAGCTCCAGGGATGTCCGATAATAGATTACCTTTCATAGCAGCAAATATAATAGCTGTTGGTCCTTTTAGCCCCAAGTTCATCAGAACTTTAACTTCTGCTATCTTATTGACAATATCTGCCGCACCAGAACCTTTGATAGGAAGTTGTTTCATAACTCCGTTGATAGCGCCTTTGAATTGATTCATAG